AACTGGACTAGATGCACTAGGAAGAAACCAAGAGTCTCAGAAATTAGATGCATTGGTTACAAGAATGGCTCAAATGGGTTATCAGTCGTATATCAATGAGCATGAACTTATACAGAGATATGCTGCTGGAGAAGGAATAGATGTAACTGGCTTAATAAAGACTCCATCTGAGGTTGAGGCACAACAACAAGCACAAGCTCAACAACAAAATGAACAACTAGGTGCAGATGCTCTAATGGAATCTGCTGGTAAAACAGCTGGAAGTTTATGATATACTTCTTAATCAAAAAACAAAGGATATAAAATGGCTCGAACAAATATCGTACCATCTGCAGTAGATGGAGAAATAGTACCAAAGAAAGAATTTCATACATTATCAAGACTAGAGTATGATGAATACTCAAAAGAAAAAGGTACTGTGATGGGAAGAAAGGATGGTCAGAAGACTACATTGTCTACTCAGGAACTTAGAGTTTTGATTAATGACAACTGGACAGCACAAGAGGTTAAAGACAAGCATGGTCTTAGTGATGATGAGTTAAAACAGGTAGTATTTAAGTTGTCAAAGGAAGAGCAAAGAGATAAGCCTATTAAGTTTGGAAGAAGTTAATTATGGAAGAAGTAAATACAGAAAACACTGAAGCCAGTGTTGAGGTAGATGGTGGTAACTTACCATCTGCTGTTGAGGAAACCAAGAATACTCTTGATGGATTTAAGATTACTGATGAGATACAAGCTAAGTATTTCAAAGAAGGTAAACTCTATGGTAGATTTGATAACATATCTGGTATGGCAGAAGCACTAAAGTCTGTTGAAGATAAATACTCTGCTACTATGAGAGACATCAAGAGTGGTAAGTATCAAGAGGTAGCTGAAGTTGTACCTGAACCAGTGGATGTAATGGTTACAGCTAAGCCACTTATAGATAAGTTTGTACAGAATGGTATGGTTCTAACAGATGAGATACTTGCTGAAGCTAAAGCTAGTGGACTAGACATAAGAGATGTTAAATTAGCTGCAATAGAGATGAAAGAAGCTATTAGCAAAGCTCATAGTTATGTAGGAGGTGCTGAAGAGTACAACTCTATGGTTGCTTGGGCTAAAGAAAACTTAGATGATGCTAGTAAGATTAGTTTTGATAAAGACTTGTCTACAAGTATGAGTAAGTATGCTATACAAGGATTGTATGCTGAGTATAAAGCTAGTAATGGTGTGGCAAATGCACAAACTCAGCGTATTATGGGTGATACATCTGGAAATACAGGTGTTAAACCATATGCTAATACTAATGAGATACTAAGAGATAATGCTTATATCAACTCTCCACAAGGTCGTAATGATAGTGCTGCTAAGGCATTATACAACAAGCGTATAAGCGTTACTCCAGATAAAGTTATCTACGGAAGATAATAGATAGGTATTGACATTCATATAATTTTAGTTATATAATGTCATCAAGTCGTTGGGTTATACCCAGCAACCAAAACATTCTTCATGAATATTTCGTTTAAACTCTCCCTTATTCAGAGGCAGTAGTTGAGCCAAGTGTTTGCCAGAGATTGTAATTTGTTGGGTTCAGAACAACGCTAAACTAAACTCAACAAAGGATTTACAATGGCATTCACAGGTGCAACTACTCCAGAAACTGGAACAACATCTACAAACACATTAACAAGAGACGTATACATTGATACATTGGCTGCATTTAACCGTAGCTTAGTGTTCTCAGAGTATATTTACAAACAAACTATTGACGGTGGAACTGGTGGACAGTTTATCGTTGAAGGTAAAGAAGATACTACTGATGGTTCAATCACAACTTATACTTCAGGTGCACAAATTGATGTAACTAATGGTACTCAAGATGAGCGTTTAGTTAATTTAGATAGACCTTACTACGAGGCTAGAAGAATTGACAGATTTAAAGAGGCTACATCAAGATATGATGTTATTCGTATGCAACTAAACCAAATTGGTGCTAACCTTGCTGCTAAGCGTGACCGTAAGATAGCTGCTGCTATTGAAGCTGCTTCACTTGCTACTGGTCGTGCTGGAAATGGTAACGGTACAGTTGTTGTTAATACTGCACTACCTGGCGGTGCTGCTGCTGCTGCTACTCCTGCATTGCTTGGTGATGAGATTGCTGAGTCTATCTTTGCTGCTGTTGCTGCTATTCAGTTGTCTGATGCTAATGGAGATGTATATGTTGCTTTAAACCCAACTAACTACTCATACTTAGTTCAATCAGGTAAAGCTGTTAATGCTGACTATACATCATCTAATGGTGGCTATGATACTGGTAAGGTAATGAAGGTTGGTGGAGCTAATGTTGTAATGACTAACAACCTACCTGCAACTGCTGGTCTTATTGCATTGGCGTTTACTGCACAAGCTGCTGGTATGGTTGAGCTATGGTCTTTAAACACTGCTATTGATGAGCAAGAAGATTTCTTAGGTGCTAAGTTAGTATCTGGTTCTTGCTGTGATGGAGTAGGAGTTCTTAGACCGAACTGTGCTGTATCTATAAAAAATACTTAGTCTAATTTAAGGTTCTAAGTACCTCCACACCAATGGAGGCTAATACGGTTATAGCTATCTCTTCGGAGGTAGTTATTAACTGCATTCATACCACATAAAGGAAATCATATGGCATATATTCAAGACGAATTTGATTCATCAAAACTACTTCTTACTGCTATTAATATATTGCTACAAGTAATAGATGAGTTGCCAATAGAAAATACAGATGATTTAATTAACTCTACTACTGCTCAACTTGCAGAGATGACAATCATAGAAGTTAAGAAAGAAGTGTTATCTCAAGGTTGGCATTTCAATACAGACTTAGGATATGTATTTCCTATGGATACAAATGGATATATTCCTATACCAGCAAATGTACTAGATATAGTTTCTGTATCTGGAAACATTATAATGAGAGATTGGAAGCTATACGATAAAGATAACTATACTCATACATTTGAAAGTGCAGTTCCATGTAATGTAGTTTGGAACATGGACTTTAATAGTCTTACTCATCCAATAAGACATTATATAACTATTAAGGCTGCTAGAATATTTCAAGCTAGAACCATAGGAGATACAGCTCAGTTTCAATTCACTTCTAAGAATGAGGAAGATGCTTATCTAACAGCCAAGTATTCAGAAACTAGAACTGGCAAATACAATATGCTAACATCAGTATATGGTTCAACTAATTCAGGACTAAGATAATGGCTTTGGTTCATACTAACAACACTGGTATATATGCTGGTGTAAGTAAACAAGCTATTGACCTTAGGCTTCCAAATCATTGTGAAGAAATGATTAACTGTTATCCATCGATACAGAATGGTACTAGAAGAAGAAATCCTACACAACAAATATCTAGTTCTATCTTTGCTGAAGATAATCAGTTCATGCATACATATGATAGGGGATTGTCTGGAGAAACATTAGAGCAGTATGTTATAACCATTGATGCTTCTAATGGCTTAAGAGTATATGATGTATATAGTAATGAATATAGAGCAGTAAGTTATAGTGGTAATGCTTTAAGATATTTGGAAAGTTCTAACCCAGAAATAGGATTTGCAGCTATTACAATTAAAGATAGTACATTTATTGTAAATAGAGATGTTGTACCAATAAGACAAGGGGAACTTGCTGTTGCTGTTAATTACTCGTTACTAACAATAAACATGAGTGGATACAGTAAGACAGTAACTAATGGTACCATATGGTCATTTTCACCTGCATACCCAGTAGTTAAAACATTAACATATCTAGCACCAGCTAGGATAAAATCATATGTTTCTACATACGCAACAGTAGCTGGAAGGTATTGTATATCATCTATTGGAGCCACAACAACGATTACGGTTGATGGTAAGGTGGTAAACTATACAGTTAAAACAATAAATGATGGATACAACATATATCCTGAATCTATGTCAGAATATAGAGCCAACTTATCAAGTACACTATCAACAAGTCTCGGTAGTACATACAAGGTGGTTGTTGATACGCTTGGAAAAGTATATGTATATGATTTAAGTGGAACAGCAATAGTAACTACTACTTCAATATCATTTCCAGCATCAGTAACAACACCTCCTCCAGCACTAGCAAAGCTTACTTCTTGGTTGTGGACATATTCATCAGAGTCAAATAATGGAAGCAATCCTATTACTATAACTGGTGGCTCAGCAACGCAGTTTGCATCATCAGTATCAACATATGATAAACAAGCGTTTATATGGATTAAACAAGTATCAGTAGATACTGCATTTCCTTATACTTTTACAGTTACTTTGAAAGAATCTGATGGAACAACTATTAGTACAACTACCTCAGCTGCTACAACTGCAGATGGTGTAGCTTCTGCAATAGCAACTTGGGCAAATGGTTTAGCAGATTTTACAGCTACCTCTATTGGTTCAGTAGTTAAGATAACAAGAGATAGTGGAACTACTTTTGATATAGTAGTATCAGATACATTTGGTAGTCAAGCTTCGTCAGTGTTTAAAGGTTCAACAGATGAGATGGCAGACCTACCTAAGTCATTTCCATATAAAGATACTATTGTGAAAATAGATGGTGTTAATCGTACCGATACAAATGCTTATTGGGTTAAGTATGATGGTAACCAATGGGTTGAGTGGAGAGACCCAAATATGTTAAGCTCAATAGACGCAGACAGTATGCCTCATCAGCTTACTAGAAACTCAGACTTTACATTTACTTTACAACCAGTTGTGTGGGAAGATATAATGGTTGGAGATGAAGACAGTCAAACCATACCTGAGTTTATAGGTAATCCAATAAGGGACTTATTCTTTGTTGGAGGTAGATTTGGAATACTTACAGCTAACGGTATATCTTTAAGTGAGCAGGGAGAGTTTCAAAACTTCTTTAGGACAACCGTATTGAGTCTATTGGATGACTCTGCTATTAGTACATATATAGACTCTATGTAGTTGCCTGTTGTTATGGATACACTAGCTCCGTTAGTCCCATTTATTCCTAACCAAAATTGGAGTGATGTAGCTGATGCACTTATTGTTTTTGTAGCAGTTAAAAACTGCCAAGTTCCGTCTCCAGTATGTAGCGTACTATCTGAATATGTTAACCCATCATATATGGTGAATTTAGCATTAGGGCTGTTTGATTTAACCCAAGCTCCAGCAGTAACTGTTTCTCTTTTATGAAAGTTTTCTATAAATTGTACTGAGCCGATATATCCTGTGGTTGTAGAAGTTGCTACTAACTTTAAAGTATTAACGGTTATATTATTTATTACTTGATTTATAAGCCTTTGTACTGTACCAGTTACAGTACCTAATGCTAATTTATTTCTATCTATTTTATAAGCATTATTAACTATAGCCACTGGTGCAGCATCAATATCTGCATACTGATTAACTTGAAAAGCTCCATTGATTATATGGTTTTTAAAGCCAGTATATCCACTTTGAGCTATCCCGTTTATTGTAGGGTTTGTTAATGCTGGTGAAGCTAGGGGTGCTTTAAGGTCTAGTAGTGCATTGGCTTCTGATTTAGTATATGAATCAGAACTTGTTTTCCATACAGTACCACTATATACTCTCATCTCAACTAATGCTGTGTCAAAATACAAGTCACCACTAGACAATGTTGGATGAGTACCTATTGTAGGTGCAGTAGCTAAAGAACCATAGTAAGTATCAGCAAAGTTGTTTACATCAGCAATGCCACCTGCTACTATGTTTATATTAGCCAATGCAGAGTATATAGCATCTAACTTAGTCTTATCTGCATACAAGCTATCTAGCTTAGCTTTATCTGCGTATAATGAATCTAACTTAGCTTTGTTAGCATAAAGACTATCTAGCTTAGCCTTATCTGCGAAGATACTATCTAGTTTAGCTTTGTCAGCATAAAGACTATCTAGCTTAGCCTTAATTGAATATAGACTATCTATGGCTGTCTTAGAAGCATACAATCCATCTAGTGTTAGTTTATCAGCATACAGTGAGTCTAGCTTAGCTTTATCAGCATATAGACTCTCTAGTTTAGCTTTAATTGAATCAAGTGAAACAATCTTTGTTGATATACCAGCTACAGTCGTAACATTTGTTGATATGCTAGCAACAGTAGATATGTTAGCACTAATT